ATATCCTCGCCCTGTTCCAAAGCCTCGAAATGCTCCTTGTATGCGGCATACCCCCATCCTAGCGGACGCTGTGCAGGCCCTGGTTTACCCACGCTCTTGCCCAAGCCATTTACATGCGGCAATGCCCATTGACCCATCGATGAATCAGGGAACTCCCGGTACACATAGATCGTGCCATCCTCCAGGACTGCCGCCCATATCGCGACCCAAGGTTTTGATCCACCGGGATCGCATACAAAGTACCGGGTGGATCGTACCGTAGGATCGGCGATGAAGGGGATTCGTTCATGGGGGACAACATTAGTATCGCGGTTGAACTTAGGGAATCTCCCCTCCATCGCCTTGCTTGGGATGCCGTATAGTCGGGCAAGCTTCACTTCCTGCGGTTGTTTGGAGTAGGTTCGGATCAGTTCGTTGTAGTCAACAAAAGGGGACATCTCAGACCAAAAATAATAAATTCGACAATCAGGCCAATTCATCGACACCTGTTCAACAGGTAACTCTCGACCCATCAACTCGCTATATCTCGACTCCACAGTCTCGGCACCCTTCAATAAACTATTAATCAATGGGGTCCATCCCTGCAAGGTCGTGAAGGTCAACAGCACCCGTCCATGATAGTCCACGGTTCTACCTCCCACCAATGTCTCGAAGATACTCTCAGGTGCCTCCTCATCCATATGAATGCAATGGGCTGACCATCCCTCGAATATCTGCGGGTCTGCCTGATACTGCCTATAGTTATTAAAAGATATTGTACTCCCCCGTTCCGCACCTGGTGTGGTTGGCGGTAGGATCGCCTTGGCGGAATTAAATCCATTCTTCTGTGTGTACTGCAAGGAATGGTTCTCGCTCTTCTTCTTTGCCCGCTTGTACCTCATAGGAAGTGCTTCCCATATGTACCGTTGGGCATCCGAAATACTGCGCTCCTCCGATACATGCAGAGAACGAATCTCCGCTTCAGGAATAGTCTGTGCCATATGCACAAGCAGACGGGAAGCGAAAGTAGTCTTTGAACTCCGGTTTCCACCAAGCACCACATGGATCTTGTTATCCTTCCAATTATCCATCACCCGCCTCCATCCAGGAAGAGTCCAACCCCATTGGATTGGATCTTCCTTCTCCGACTCCGGTTGGTCCAATATCAAACGGGACAAAGTCTCTGCGCGCTCCTGCGGTAGGGCATCTATCTCCTCGCCTGATAATGCACAGGCAAGCTCGCCCTTCTCATACTTCAGGTCAGGTATCCACGGAATACCAAAGTGGGCATCTACCTCATCGGCGTAGGTTATCTTAGGCATACCCCTCCACTATCGTGCAATCCTTTGGATCTATGCGGAAAATTGGTTCTATATCCTCCGGATCGCGGGTTGCTCGCGTCCTGCCTCCCAACTCAAACTTATAGTCCCTGTTAAAATCCCATGTATGAAAACATAATGCATCCTTGCATCTGAAAATCAGAGTAAACTTCTTACCGCTCGTCTCGAATAACTGCTTGGCCGCCTCGATCTTCTTGTACGAAATCATGAACGGATACTGCCCATAGTTAATATTTAAACACTTTAACTCCGCCCATCCGTAGTGGTCACCTTTCTCAATGAGGAAGTCCACCTTGTACTTAATAGGATTGAGCTTATGAAATACGCAGTCCCATACCTTGCTCAAAAATCCACATACCTCCTTCTCATTATCGAGGTCCTGCTGTGTCTCGTACCTGGGCCTCATTATACGCCGCACATCCCTTCGCATTCTGCCATAAAGTCCCATGTGAGTTGGCCTTTGTCTTCGTCTGAATCAAAGTCGATCTCATCAAGTGGTTTGCATGAACGATGGAGATAGGCTTCCATTTTCATCGCTTTATCTTGTTTTGATAATTCTGTTATTTGTTTATCAAACAAAATAGCTTTTTTAAAAAACAAGGGTTCATCGTTTCGCAATCTTCTCCACTCTTCATCACTATGAAACGGGCAGTAATAACAGGCAGAGCGTGGAGGTTCAGGATAACCATTCTTTTTCATCCATTGCTTACAATGATGCCTATGCATTTGTAGTTCGATCAATGGAAACCTTAATTGAGTCCAGGGCTTCCTAGACTCTTTCATCCTCTGTAATTCATCGTAAGAAATTCCAATCCATTGAGTAACTTTTAAGTCTTTCTCACCTCGCTTGATGTTCGCTATTTCTTCGATCTTTTTCTCTATGGGCCTAATTTTATAGTCAGCAGTACAACTGCGGCCAAGTGCGGCTACGACTTCACCATCAGGCATTTTGCCAAACAGAGGAATGATCCGCTTCATGTATTTCTCGCCCTCTTTGTAATTCTTGGCTTTAGCTGTAGCAATGGCGGGGGTTAAAGACTTCTCGGTAAGACTACCCTTAGTTACTCGATAAACAGGGAATGGAAGCTCTTTCTCAAGCCAATCTAACCACTCATAAACAGAGTCAGGTTCTGCTTGTGTGTCTGCAAAAATCGCACAATCAGGCATCGGAGTAATCTCTCCCTTCGCCGCCATCAACGCCATTGTGGATGACTGCACACCCGCTCCTAAATTAATTACATTAATCATCCTCTCGCCTGTATCTCCATGCCCACCACTATCCCTTCTTTGAGCGTTTGGACCGGGATTTCTTTTTTACCCACACTGAACCCTTCCGTATCTCTTCCAACCTCTCTTGGCTTAATTTCAATGGTGGAGGACCCAATTTTTTCAAGTCGCACGGTGGTAATCTTTGCGCTGATAGTGGTAGCGCTCGCCCGTATTTTTTCCAATACATCGGATGATAACCCGGTGGTACTCTCACTTTGCATGACTCGCCTTTGCCTCAATCACTTCGCTGAATAAATCACAGCATCGTTTCTTTAACTCCGCATTCTCCCTCTCCAACTGCTCCACCCTCTTCTTCAGTTCCAGGTTCTCCTCGGATAAACGACCCACCCATTGGGGCCAACTCTCCGTCTTCTCCCCTGTTGGCTTATATACATTCATTCGGGTTGAAATCCAATTACCTCCTCATCCAACCACTCCTCGATTGCCTCGACTGCGGCACTTGATAACTCCTCCGCATCCAAATCGGACTCATAAAACCAACGGTCCAGGAGATTCTTGGCTTCCACCTTATACTGCTCTTGTGCTTCTTTTTTGCTCATTTTTAAAATTCAATTCTGTTCGTGACTTGGGCATCCTGCGTGGAATATCCGTCCTCCAGGTATTTGCCGGACAATCAGGATCTCGTTCCCCCTCGCGGTAGCGTAACTCGCAATTCGACCAAAAATACCGCCATCCCCGGTTGACCTCCTCCGAACTAAGAAGAGTACCAAATAAATAATCCATATCATCCATCACATCCAAAGGGACATTTTCCATGTCCGGGTTTCGGGCAACTAATGCCAGGTATATGTTCGGGGTGCGGGTTTTTTGCACAGCCGCCTACTAATAATAAAAATAGAGCAATCCCAACCCACCGAGTGTCGTGGAGGTATCCTTGTTTTCCTATCGCCTTGCGGCCAAAAATTAGGATTGCTCTGAAAGTTTTTCCCATAAAGTTTTCCACGCTATTTCTGCGGTTTGGGGGATAACGCCGTTTCCGAGGAGTCTAAGTCTGTCCACGCGGTTGGCAGTTGCGTCCACCCCACAGGCAGACCCATCAACTGCTCCACCCAATTCGGATTGAGTTTCGCCTGTGCTTTCTTTGCTTTCGGAAACTCCTTCATGTGAGCTTGAGTTGGCAGCCCTACTGAGAACTTCTGCCCCGTCTTTCTCACATTCTCTCCCGTCCTCAGTATGTGGTTCTCTACATCCCTGTAATCTCGACTCTTTGGAGTCAACCACGACTCTTGGTTCTTCCCACTCGTACTGCTCTTCTCCGGGGCGGGCGGGCCATTGTGTATCTTCGCTTCCTCCGCCAATATCTTGCCCCCCGTTCCGGGCTTGCGACTGCCGGGGTTCCCGGCTCGCGGTGTGGGCCAATTCTGTTCCGCTATCTGTCGAGGTAACTGATCGTTCCTCTTTTTCCCGTCCTTGCGATCTTTTGCGAGCTTTGTCACCGAATCCTTCCAATCCCGTGAATTTGGTGTCACCCAATTGCTTCTCACTTCCTTGACTAAGGATGTTCTTCTTTTCGCACTTGGATTCACATTGCTCGAATCGTCCTCCAGGGGAGTAGGCCAGGATGAAGCATCGGATGCGTTGGTGAGGCGCGCCTGTTTCCTCCGCGATGAACAATCCCCACTCCGTTCGGTAACCATCTTCTTCCAAATCGGACAGGACTCGCCATAGCCCCATCGTGGTGTGGCCTCGGACATTTTCGAAAAAGCACCAAACAGGTCTAATTGCCCGGACATGCTCT